GCGCCTGTCCACTTTCCCCGGTGATTGAGTGTTTCGACCATGGCCGCTATTTGGAGATTTCTGGGCCATTTGTGCATTTCGACGGTGCGTAGGTGTGCGGCGAATTGGCGGGGCTTGGGGTGCCAAGTCTTGAGCCAGTCGAGCATCATCCAGGTGGCCCCGTCGGTTAGGGCGTCATTGAATTGGAACATTCCAAAGTATCCGTTAGCCCGGTTAGTGCTGCGCGGATTGGAATGGCTTTCGCGTTCGGCAACGCAGTTGACGTAGGCCACTTGATCATCAGGGACGATGTATGTCGGGCCTACGAGGAGGGCCGCAGCTGTCACGGCCGCGACGATCAAACCGCCTCGATGATCGTAACGGTAGGCGATACGCGAGTGCGCGTGATTGCTTCCACGCTGTCGCGGTTTACTCGCCTCTGGCCGCCGGGCGTCCTATGTCCCTCGATGATGCCGAGGTCTAGGTATCGTCCAACCGTGTCAGTCGAGACCCCAAGGATTTTGGCGGCCTCTCCTGGTGTGATTATTTCGCTCATCGTTTCCCCTTTCGAGGTCGAACGTAGCAGGGTTTACGCGCTTTGCGCGGTTACTTCTTCGGCGTGTTGAGGATCGGCAAAGGAAAGGTCTGGGCATTGTTCTCGCCCTTATCCGAGAAAGATACGTGGATATGGTGCTCGTGGCCCCAGTTTCCCTTGCGCCATGTCCACATCGAGTTGGCATAAGTACCCGAGGCCAGCAAATTATTAAAGACCACATACTTGATTCGATTAGATCCTGGAATTCCCGATGCTGCGTAGGCCACGATCTGATTGGCAAGCCTTTGGGCTGCGCCCGGGTCTTTAGGGTCGAGGTCGGCGTCAATGTCGAGGGCATGTACAAGGCCTCGGGCATCGGTGTTGTGGTCGCTGATTCTGGCCCTGTGAGCGGCGTCTGAGATCCAGCCGTCTGAGCGCTTGTCGCGCTTTGGCCAGCGCTTATTCACCTGATTCCGGAGGGTTACCCCTCCAGCAACTAGGCGGGCCATTACTCTCCCTCGATCTCTAGCTCGGGCATGGTGGCTATGTCGTCAATGTGCGGGCGCTTGCCTAGGCCCATTCTGTAGTCATCCCGATTAAGCAGATCCGTGAGGGTTGGTATTACAGCAGCACCGATTGCGACTATTAGGGGATGGATGTCGGCGGTGGTCAGCCATGAGAGTAGAGCGCCTAAGGCCGCTCCAATGATTGCCTTAGTTGCGGTACCTTCCCAAGTACCTGCGAGCCACTTACCCACGGCTGACCACCTTCCTAGAGTCTAGATGCGAGTTCGTCGAGCTTGGCTGATATGTCGGCTAGGCTGGAGCCGCCGTTGCGGTAGCCGGGCTGAATGGTCTTGGTGTAGCGCTCGATCTCTTGCCGGACAACTGACCGAATGAGCCAGAACAGTCCGGCAAGAATTGCGGCGAGAATGGTTATCACGCCGACCGCTACGCCGACGACATCTGTCCACTGCATGGCCCAAACTAACGATTCTTGAGGCGCTCGAGCACGATTGCCCGGGCGCGTTCCGTCGAGCTAGTGACCTTGGGTGCGGCCTTCTTGGCTGTGCGCTTCTTGGGTTCCTCGATGGGCTCTAGTGCCTCGATGATTTCCTCGGCCTGTAGGTCGCTCATGATGCGAGTCCTGGGTACATGACGGCGATCATCGCGTCGGTAAAGCCGAGAGACTTGGCGTGCTCGATTGCAGCTGCACGCGCTGTGGCGGCTTCGGCGTCTGCCTTGGCCTTGGCCTTTTCGGCTGCGGCGTTGGCCTTAGCGTCTGCCTCGATCTGTGCGGCTTCTTCGGGCGTAAAATCGCGTTCTGTAACCGTGGGCGGATCGGTAGTGAGATCGGTCTCGATAACGTTAGACATGCGGGTCTCCTAGTTCCTGTAGCCGTAAACGCGGACAACCCCAGTAATCGTGCTAGTCGAGGGGTAGAGCGTGAATCCATCGAATTGGGTCGATGCTGTGTTGGATGCCGCGACGATGATCTGTTCGCTGCCTGATGCAAAACTTTGCGCAAGTAGCACCGTGGGGCTTGCTAGGTATGGGCTAAAGACTTCGGCCCTTGCCGCACATGCGCCTGAACCGTTCGGGGTTATTTGCACTTGAGTAGTTGAGCCACCTGCTCCCGCAGGAGCACCGGCAATGCTTTGGTAGATAAGGGTCTCGGTGTAGTTAGCCGAGGAGTCGGTCCCACTTGCTCTCAAGCGCACGCGATTAAAAAGGCTAGCGCCTGGGGTGATGCGGGTTTCGATTAAATAGTTGTCGAAAGTGCCTGTAAACACTCCATTGAGGCTGATGGAGGAAACGCCTGTAAAGGTAACGGCACCGCCTGACGCGCTGGCACTGCCGCCACTATTGGCGATTGAGGTGGGCGTCACCAGGGCAAGTCCTGGGGCGGTTGCGTTCGGCGCGATTGAGTACCAAGTAGTGCCCGACGCGACGTAAACGAATGACAGGCCCTGATATTGGGCTGTCGTGACTGTGCTCCCGACGATTGTCCCGCCGCTGACGGTGAGGGCTCCTGCGCCGATCTGCGCCACGTTTACCACCATGCCGTCGACCAGGCTCGAGGTCGGCAGAGTGAAGGTGCCGGGTGAGGCAGAGTTATAAAGAAACTTATTACCGCCGAGAATATCGGCCACGGTGATCGTGTAGCCCGCTGTCTTGACCAGGCCAGGGCCGCCGGAAGCTACGACGTCAACGCGGTTAGCTAGGGCCAGGGAGGCCGTCGGGTAGTTGGCTACGAGATCCGTCGAGGTGACGTAGGTCGTGCCTCCTGTAGTGGTTGCCATGCTGTGCCCTTCCTAGGCTGCGATTAGGTCGTCGGCGGTGACTACGTTGTACCAGATAATGGTCGGATCTACGTTGCCCCATTGTAGCGTCGGGGAGACGTCTTCCCAGGTAACTGTCTGGTAGGAGTATCTGGGGTCTGAGATGGAGAGGGTCAGGATGTGCTGCCCGGGCGTGTAGGTCTCGGACCAGCCTTCGACCAGGCCGAGGAACTGCTCGAACGGCGCGGGCTGAGGTAGGTCATTGACTAGAACGCTCGAGCCCGAGATGAGAGCGAGAACCTGATCCCGCTCGGGAACCGTCAACTGGTCGACGTAAATCGAGATATTGCCAAGGTTCCACAATGGGTAGGCCTGGGCTAAGAGGATCGCTGAGGCTCGGCTGATCGCGTCGGCGTTGGCTTTCAGGCCTGTTTCTAGGGTCAATGCCCGGCGGCCGTAAGTGGCGATTGAGGTCGCGTCCGTAGCCTGGTGATATGACGGGTTGCTGCCATGGCTGACGGTGGCATCGTTAATGATTGAGACCTGGTTTTGAGTCCAGGCTGGGGTGAAGATGACGCCATTACTCGGCAGGCTCGTGGCTGCGGTAGTCGAGGGGTAGGAATCCCAACTAGATTCCGCGTCGGCCCAAGTGTTGATCTGGGCAGACCAGGCACCAGGAAAAGCCGTTGATCCGCGGTTGCCGTAAGACTCGAACACGACGTAACCCTCGGGCGTATCAAAGTAGGTTCCGCCCGACCATTCGGCGAGGGACTGGAGGCCATCTAGGCAGGTTTGGGGCTGCGCATTTCCGGCCGATACGTGGTAGAGCTCGAGGGTAGTTGTGCCTCCATTGAGGAATGTCTCGCCTGAGTCGGTCAGGATTTCCTCGGCCCGCGAATAGACAGTCTCCGAGGCGTAGCCGGATGCGCCAGTAATCCTCGAGCCGAGGTTAGAAAGGTTGCCGATACAGGTGATCGTGGTGATCGCGGTCGGCGGGGTCGAGGATAGGTGAGTGATGGCCAGGTCGGTTACTTCGCCGGTAAACCTGCGGAAGCCGTAGGTAGTGATATCGACGGTTGCGGCCAGGTCGATTGAGATGCCTTCCGAGCCTCTGAGCGCGATAACGGCGGTCGAGGCCTCGGGCTGCGACTTAATGTCATTACGCCCGTGAGTGACTGAGATCTGGTATTCGACGTCGGCCAGATCGAGGCTGACGCCCCCGATAATGATGTGCGTTACTGGGCTGGTCACTGGAGGACTGCCTGCCCGGTGCGGCCGAGGCGCTGATTAGAGTCGAAGATGGCCCGCTCGATTGCTTGCGCGATAGAGGTGCTCGATAGAGCGCTTGCGAATGATCCGCCACCAGCTGCGACTCGAGCCGCCGCCTCGGTCGACATTGTGGGGCCAGTCGTGCCGGCCAGGGTTGCGCCTCCTGCGCCCATGGCTACACCAGCGGCGGCCAGGGCTGCGCGGATCTCCTCGGCCGCGGCGTCGCCGATTGTCTTGCCCATAGCCCGGCCCATTTCCTCGAGCTGAGAGGTCGCAGCGCCGAGCGCGTTCTGAGTGCCGATCAGGAAATTAACGGCCGATTGCACACCAGCGACGAGGAATTCGGGCGTCATGGCCTCGGCCGTAGTGCGGGCTGTGCTCTTTACCGTGACTAGCTTCTCCTGGAATGTCTTTACTAGGCCTTCGTCGATGATCTGCTTCGCGAGTTTGTTGCCAATTTCGGGACCCAGGGCGGCCACCGCATCACGGAGTTCGGGGCCGCCCTGGGTGTTCAGGGTTTGCAGATAGCCGCCAAATAGGCCCGCCTGCTCGATTTGCTTGTTAAATCCGTCGATCAGCGACTGCCCGGTCGATTTGCCCTCGGCGTCGAATTGGGCGCCGAATGCTGCGCCGAGGTCGATGCCCGAGGTGATCTGGCTGGCCATTTGCTCTTGCCAGTCGTACATCTCCTTACGAGCTGTGTCGACTGCCTTAGATGCCTCGCCTAGTTGGGTCGTGAGGCTTTTTACTAGGTCGATCTGCTTGCGTAGTGCTGGGTCCATTTCCTTAACGGCCTTAGTCATGCCGCCGGTCGAGGTCGTAGTCTTCTCGATTGGCTTGAGCAGTTCTAGCTGCTTTTCGCGCCACGTGTCCAGGCTGTTAAACATATTCGTCGTGGGAATGCCCGAGTAGCCGCCCCGAACATACTGGTCAACCTTGGCCGCGGTATTGCTCCACAAGATAAGACCGTTGACGTTGGCGATAAGTGCGTCGGTCGAGTCGTCCGTCGCGCCGGTGACTCCCTCCAGGGCTTTCCTCAGCATCGAGAACGGGTTAGCGAGGTTCAGGAGATCTCCGAGGAATCCGACGACCTTGCCCATATTGGTGTTGTTCGTCCAGGCGTCAAAGGCCTTGTAGGCCTTCCAGGCGTCATTCGTAAGCTGGAGGATCTCGGTTGCTAGTTTGCCGACGCTTTCTCCGAGGTCTTCGGCCATTTCTTGGCTGTCGCGGAGCAGCATCGAGAACTCGTTAATGCTGCCGCTAGCGCCCTGCATTCCGTTAAGAAAGCCAGTACCGAAAGACTCTTTTAGCTCGTCAAATGAGATCGAGAGAATCTTCATTTGGCCCTGGAGCGTTCCGGCGGCAGCACTGGCCTGGCCCGAGAACGTGCTCGACAGCTGCGCCATGGCCCCGTCGAGGTCTTTCGACTTTATTGTCGAAGCGTCAATGCCGGCACCAAGTTTGCCGAGCGCTCCGAGGTTTCCGTCGTAGGCCTTGCCGAGCGCATTGGTGACGGCCTCGAGGGATTTGCCGGTTCCTGCGCTGACGTCGAGGGCTAACTCGAGGAGTTTCTGCGCCTGGGTAACGTCATTGACTGAGGTGAGGAGCCTGGAATATGCCGGGCGAAGGGTCGAATCGGATACTGCCGAGGCGTATTGGAGTTCGTCAATGAAACTATTTACCTCGTCGGTCTGCTCCGCGAAGCCGAGGTTACTCAGGGTTGTGCTGAGTTTGGCAAGTTCGGCTTCCTCCTGAATTGCTGCCTGAACTCCGTCGACTGCGAGGGCGACCGCAAAAGCTCCTGCGGCTGCGGTTGCGCCGATAAGTGCCGGGCCGACCATCTTGTTAAGTTTGTTGCCAAAGCCAGACAGGCTGCGGTCTGCGTTATCTAGCCCGCTGCGTAGCTTTGAGGTGTCGGCTGCGACGTAGACGGTCAGGGTTTTGCCGAGGAGCGCCATTACAGGTTGTCCCACTTTCTAACAATGCGGTCGACTGCCTCTGCCCATTCTTGCAGGACTGGCCCCTGGTACTGCTTAACCTTTGACATCCAGTCGGTGCCCTGACCGAATGCCGGCGGCATCTTTGATCCGGCTCGACCTTGGCTGCCTTTGTCTGAGCCGTAGCGCACCATGGTCGGCGAGGCGCCACCGCTGAGGGTCTTTTTGTTTGCGCCGATCTTGACGTATGGGATTCGGTCGGACCCGGTACGGACGGTTGCGGCTATTGCTTCGCCCCAGGGGCCTGCGTAATTTAAGGCGGCATTCTTCCAGGCTGGGACCATGTGCTTTTCGGCGATGGCTCGAGAGGCAACGCGCAGCTCTTTCGTGGCCTCCTTGTCGAGCCGCTTAAAGGATTTCAGCACATCGTTAAGGCCTTCGACGTAGGTGTCGAATGTTCTAGTTGACTGAACCGCCACTAGATAACACCTCCACTATCGTCGCTAGCTGCCTGGGATCGTAGGTGGCCACTTCCTCGACGGGCCGGCCGATCCTGACTGCTAATTGAGTGATGAATCTCCGGACTGATCCGGCAGGGTAGGGTCCGGCGTTTCGGCGTCCTCTGCCCAAACTTCCTTATCCTTGG